TCAGCATGAAAAACAACCAACCCACTCGCTACAACTTCCAGACTGGTCAATACGAGACCCTGCCCGATGGGTGGATGCTTCCCGAGCATGACGACCTGATGGATGCAGACGCCTACGACCGCCGCCGTGCTGAGCGCGACGGTTGGACAACTGACTGCTGGGATGGTCGCTGACCCTCCAGACCGTCTAGACTAACCACATCAACCAAACACCCATGGCACTGAACACCCTCCCCGCTCCGATGACCTCTGCCGAACTGACCGCCAAGATTGAGGCAGGCGAGTTCAAGATCAAACGACTTCCGACCCGCCGCCCACGCCGTGCTGATCTTATCATGACCCGAGTCATGGGCAGCAGCGGGTCCGCTCGCTTCATGGCAGACACCGACCACCAGACCCGCTGGCAGTGATCAGCAGTTGCCCCGCCCCGAGCGGGGTTGACCCCGAGGCGCCGTGTTGAAAACTTAAGGGTCCCTTCTAACCTACAAAGGTTCCCAACCGACCTTAAGGTACTCTGTTTTATAAAAAAATTTTTCCAAAAAATTTTCCAATTTCATATATAATGACAGTTGACCAATCTCAGATGACCGACGTAATTTTAACACTTAGCGAACAAGAAATAGACATTATATTAAATGCCCTTGAATTTGCCGTAGAGAACTCTGATGAGTATGATAGGGATGAATATGAAGAAGTCCTTTATGATCTTCAGAGAAAGCTTGACGAAGATGAAGAGGATGAGGTAGAATAAAATTTTAGAGAAACTTTATGTACACGATTTATACACGCGATGGTTGTGGATATTGCGAACAGATTAAAACTGTACTGAGTAATATTGGAGAATCTTATGTAGAAATGAAATTAGACTCCCAGTACACGAAAGAGCAATTTGTTGAGCAATTCGGACATGGTGCTACATTTCCGAAGATATTCAAAGATGGTGCTCTGTTAGGGGGATGTAATGAGACGATTGTTTATCTAAGGAATGTTGGGTTACTATGAACATAGGAGTAAAGGTTTGTCGGAATGAAGAAAAATTCTTTAAAGATTATGATGAAGCAATGGATTACATTGAGAGCTTTATGACAGAGATTGAATCGTTAAATATAAGTACAGATGATATTATAATCAACTATTATGGCAACGAATAAAGATTGGTATTTGCGTAGGGAGAATACTTCAAAATACCTTAAAGATCCTTATCTTTATTATGTTGGTGGAGATGATTGTTGGACAACTAATATTGACAAAGCAAAAAAATATAGGACAAAAAAACAAGTAACCGCTTTAAGCCTTGAAATTGGAGGGGAGGTCTATGGAGAATGATGATAGTTACTTATTAGACTTTAATGATGTATTACAGAGAATAAATAATCTAGAAGAAATTGTTGTTCGTTTAATAAATCCTGATCTAATGTATAAGAGACCAGGAAGTGAAGAGTACGAAAAGATTACAGATACATTAGATTATTTACATCATAAAATAAAAGAATTAGAAGAAAAATGAGTCAGATCTATGTTAGTACTGAATATAATAATTATCCTGGTGCTAAAGGGAATTATGATTTTTTGTCGGGATATAAAACTCCTATAATTCCTGATGTAAATCTGTTTAGAAGTTTTTCTCATACCATTTTCGCTAATTCAGCAAATTCAATACGGTCAGCTACCTATGCTGGAACGACTCGTGGTTCATACACTGGATTTGCGAATACTGGTGTCAGGGGCGGTAGGGCAGCACTATCAACTGATGTTGGTATTGAAGGAGTAAATATTTTTAAAATACCATCAGATGTTAATTGGGTTGTAGATAATGGACCTAATGGTGATGGTATTTGTCATAATGAAAAAGGAGATTGGTTTACCGCTGAGGCGCTAGGTACTGCAGATTCTCAAGGTCAGGGGGTTCGTTTAACTAAAATTATTAATACGGGCACTAAAAATGCAATATTAATTACAAATGCAATGGCAGGTTCTAGAACTGTATCATCCTCATACAGTGTATCTGTCCCCACATGGCCTGATCTTAGGATTGCGGGCGCATATAATAACGCTGTATTTTGTTATAATCAACTTGATTATACGAATGATGATAAAGGTACAATTTATACTGCAAGAAGTTTATTTGAACTTCCTGAAAGAATTGATAATTTAGTTTCTTTTATTCCAGATCAGAGAGAGAAAACCACATTAACATTTAAAATTAAAGTAGATTGGGTTCGTCATGTTAATTGGGGAATATGGGAATATGTTGATTCATCTATTAAAAACTCTTGGTTGAATAATTACACAATTCCTGAATCAGGAACTGAATATCATAACATTACTCATGTTGTAAAAAACACAAATGATTATTCTAAAATTTTAGATGAAATTTTAAAAACACGTCAAAGACCATTAACAGAACAAGATCAACGTTATGGTCAAACGTTCACATCAACAACGTTCACTACAAAAACCTATGGTCCAAAGTATCCTAAAGAAACCATCGGTGTTGCAACTCTTTCAGGGGTGACTTATACGTTACCTCCGACATAAATAAATTTTGGTTGATATAGTAAGATGTTAGCAGCAGGGAGGATTGGGGATCAATACATGAAAAGATGTAATGTTCCTACTCAAGGAACAGGATCTCCTAATGTCTTTGCAAATGTACTCGCAGTTAGTACCATTGGTAAACAAACTATTCCTTATCAGGAAATAGTTCCCTGTCCCACATGCTGCCAAACACATGTGGCACCAGTTCTCACTGGTTCACCAAAAGTTTTTGTGAATAAACTTGCTGTAGGAAGACTATCTTCACTCGCACTTGGTATTACAGGAAGTTTTCCTGAAATTACTGGATCTCCAAAAGTGTTTGTGGTATGAGTGAAATAACACCATTTCATAATAACATACAATATATTCCCAAAGATTCTGAAAATACTAGTGGGAATGGAGTTGAACCGAGTACATATTGGGCAGTAACAGAAACAAATATTAATGCACAAGATTATGAAATTAATACAAAAGATGTAAGTCCAGTTGTTAGTGCTGATGTTTATAATTCTTACACTAGCGGTAGTGGTATAACTAGAACTCCCACACTACTTGTTTCGGGACCAGTTAATGTTACTGCTAATGAAACTTCAACCGCTACGTTTTTAGTATCAGCACTAGTATTAAACAGTGATGCAATACCAGAGTATCAATGGCAAAAGAAAGAATTTAATACTAGTACTTGGAGTACAATTAGTGGTGCTACTAGTTCTCAATATACTATTGCTACTTTAAGTTTTGATAGTGATAATGGTGATAGTTATCGTTGTGTTGTATCTGCAACAGGTGTTGAAAATAGTCCCGTTACATCAAGCGAAGCATTATTAACAGTTCGTCGTGTTCTTACAATCACTCAACAACCAACTGCTCAGGCATCATATGTTAATGGAACCACTGCAACATTTTCTGTTGCTGTAACATTGAGCAGTGGAACTGGAATACAATATCAATGGCAGAAGCGTGAATTTGAATCCGAAACTTTTCAAAATATATCTGGTGCAACATCAACTTCTTATACTACACCAAATTTAAGCACATTAATAGATAGCGGTGATAGTTACAGATGTATTGTCAGTCATCCTGATGCAGATACTAAAATTAGTGATACTGTAAGAATTATTGTTACTGGTGCAGATTTTGAAGTAACACCTGCTATCAATAATATTGCATTTTGGAGATTATCTGTTGATGGTCCATTAATTTTGGATCCGTCAAACGCTCAGCAATATACAATTAAATCTCTGGATCCAAATAGAACAAAGTTTCTATCAAAAATGTGGGGACAAGGAAGTTGCAGTTCAACAGGAGGATATACTGAAGCTGCATTTCCAGTAATTCAATCTCAAGTTTTTACTGTAAAAAAAAATGCTGGTGCTGGTTCTGGTACTACTCCTGCCAATGAATCAGTATATGCAGCAGCAGGAACTTATACTTGGATTTGCCCAGCAGGAGTTAATTCAGTTAGTGTTGTTTGTGTCGGTGGAGGCGGCCGAGGCGGTGGATCTGGTGGCGGCGGTGGCGGCCTTGGTTGGAAAAATAGTATCAGTGTCACACCAGGACAATCTTATACAGTAGTTGTTGGCGCAGCTGGAACTACTTCAAGTCATGGTGGTGATTCATACTTCATTAATTCGTCCACCGTTAAAGGTGGTGGAGGAAGGAGTGGTTGTTTGGGTGATACTTCTGGCGGTTCCTACACTGGAACTGGTGGTGGAAATGGTGGTAATGGCAGTGTTCAAACTTCATGGGGAGGTGGTGGCGGTGGTGCTGGTGGATATAGTGGAAATGGTGGTAATGCTGATACTCTTTTTGGATACTCTGGTTCTGGCGGCGGCGGTGGAGGCGGCTCTGGACATTCAAACACAGATTCAAATGATGGTAAAAGAAAAGGCGGCGGTGGAGGCGGCGTAGGATTATTTGGTCAGGGTGCTAATGGTGTAGGAGCACCTTCAACATCTTATGGGGGTGATGGTGGTGGAGGTGGATCTGGTGGCGCTAATGGAGATCCATCTAGTGTTCATAATGGTGGTGCTGGTGGATTATATGGTGGTGGTAGTGGAGGAGCGAATGAGTTTGCATCAGCTTGGATACCAGGAACTTTTGGTGGAATTCCAGGTGGTGGTGCTGTAAGAATTGTGTGGGGGGGAAATAAAGCATTCCCAAGTACAAATGTGGGAACTGCTCAAGGTTCTGGTAGTTCCTCTTCTGGAGGTGGTTATGCTGGATTATTCAATGGTACTACTGTTGATCAGGCGAATGCATTAGCAATTGCTGGCGGGGCTGGTGGTGGTGGTGCTAGTACCACTAACACTTGTGTATATTCTGGTGGTTCTGGTGGTGGATTGGTTGGTGGAGATGCATTTAATATTCCTGGTGTTGGTGGAGGAACAAGTGCCATTCAAACTGCATCTGTAGTCAATTCAAACCCAGCTTGTGCTGGTGGTCCTAGTTATGGATGGTACACAAGAACGGGTGGAAGTAGTTCTAGTCCTACTCCAGGAATAGGAGGAACAGGAGATATAAGACAATTAGTTATTAAATGGGATGGATCAGTAATTTATAATGGTCCTTCTACTATAGTTACTAATGGTTTTGTTTTAGTTAATGATTATCGGTATTACCCATCAACTTATCAGGGTTCTGTCTATGGTTGGTGTGGTGATGGAACAACATGTGGAACATGCGGGCTCGGAGCAGGAGATTTTGGAAACGCTTTTAATATTTACAGATCTCCAATTAATAGTTATGATGGAGGTAAAGGTGCTACACAATCAAGTTCTGGTGCGGGTGGATCGGGATTTGGTGAGTCAGGAACTGAAACTTTTAATACTGTAGGTACTAGTACTATTAATATTCCTGCAGGAGTTTCAAATATAACTTATGAAATTGTAGGTGGTACTGGTGGTACTGGTGGTACTGGTGTTAAACAGGGGAGTACTAACCAAACTTATCCAGGCGGATCTGGAGCAAGAGGTCAAAAAATTGTTGGTACGCTAAATCCTTCTCAAGTTGCTGGTCAAACATTATCTTTGCATATAGCTGGAAATGGAGGTAATGGATCTGCTAATTATTTTGGTGCTTCTGGTGGCGCAGCTGGCGCTGGTCTAAACAGTGGTGGAACTGGTGGTTCCACTCCTGTTAGCGATGATGATGAACATTGGGGTGCCTCTGGCGGTGGTGGTGGTGGATCCAGTTCTATTTCTATAGGCACTACTCGTTTACTTATTGCAGGTGGTGGCGGCGGCGGTGGCGGTGGTATGCAAATTTACATACCTGAACTGACGGGAGATATCAATGGAAGTACCTCTAATCAATTAACAACCACTCTCAATGCTTCCAATGGTGGCACAGGCGGAACTCCTTCTGATGCTTTCAACAGTGCAGGGGGAGGTGGTGGCGGCGGTGCCCCTGGTGGCGTACAAGGTGGTGGTATGAGGTCTGGTAATAGTACCACTGGCGGCGGCGGCCAGGGTGGAAATGGTTATTACAGTAGTACTTATGTTTCTGGTGCTTCTGTTTCAACAGGAACTACAAATGCATATATTAAAATAACATATACTACAGTAGTTAATGATGGTATAAATGGTTCTGCCCTTCAAGGTGGAAATGGGGGTGTTTCTACTTATGGTGGCGGCGGCGGTGGTGGTGGATATTTTGGTGGGGGCGGTGGTGCTGGATTTTATGATCGTTCAACAGGAGGTGGTGGTGGATCTGGATTTGTTGCAGTATCTGCAGTAAGTGGATATACTTCAACACTTGCAAATACATCAGATCCATATAGAGATGGTGCTGGAGATGTAAACAGCGACTCAAGATTAATTATAGAACAAACCAATATTATAATATCACAGCAACCAACATCAATTATTGTTCAAGCTGGAACTAATGCTGTTGTCAGTCTCGCAGCATCAATTCCACAATTACCAAATGAAACAATACAATATCAATGGCAGAAAAAAGATTATGGAACTTCAACATGGAATTCTATAACTGGTGCCAATTCTTCTTCTTATACTATTTTATCTGCTAGTTCATCAGATAATCGTGATCTCTACCGATGTATTTTAAGTAATCCATATTCTATAACAATTTTATCAAATGAAGCTGATATAACTGTAATTCAGTCAAGTGAGACAGTAGTTTATAGAACAGCAGGTGTTGCTAATTTTACTATACCAACGGGAGTAGAAAAAATTAGATTTCATATATGGGGTGCGGGTGGTGAAGGAACTGGCGAATGCGTAAGTAGTAGTGGTGGTGCTGGTGGTTATATAAGTGGTGTTATTGATGTGACAAGTGGAGATATGTTCCTTGCAAAAGTTGGATCTACATCTAATGGATCTGATACTGGTCAAGCTGGATTTGGAGCAGGACGAGGTGGTGGTTGGGCGGGATTATTTAAATATGCTTCTGGCACAGCAGGCGGCGCTCAAAATCTAGTTGCGATTGCTGGCGGCGGTGGCGGCGCAGGTCAAGCTGGTCCTGGCGGCGGCGGTAATGGTAATGGAAGCGGCGGCGGTGGCCAGCCTTCAGGAAATGGTGGTAATCCAGGCACACAAAGTTTTGGCGGCAGCGGCGTAGCTGGTGGTCAGAATGGTTCTTTTTATACGTCTGGTGGTGGATCTGGATTCATGAATGGTGGATTCGGTGGTGGCACTGCCACTAATGTCAGCAGAAGAGGCGGTGGTGGCGGTGGTGGTTACTACGGCGGTGGCGGAGGTGGCGGGGGAAATAATGATTGTTCTGGCGGCGGTGGCGGCGGCGGTTCTGGATTTGTTGATACTGCATATTTGGGTCCATCGGATACTAGTATTATATCGGCTCCAGGCGCTGGTGGAGCTGCTGGTGGTGCAAATCCAGGAGGAATTGGAACCTTATGGAATGATTTTGTAGCTAGTGCTGGAGGATATCAGGCAGGTAGAAGTGGTCAAGATGGATTAATTATTTTTGTATTGACATATGGGTACGATTTTGAAATTTCTCCTGCTATTGCTGGTAAAACAAACTGGTCTTTAATTATGGATGGACCATTAATTTTAGATGGAAGCAATTCAACTACCTATACATTAACTGCATTGCGAACTATTTCACGCACTGTAAAAATGTGGGGTCAGGGAAGGTCCAGCGGTACTGGCGGATATTCTTATGGTAATGTATCATTTACTAATGGAAATACTTATAGTGTAAGATTAAATGCTGGTGATGGCAGTGCTGGTTCTAGTTCTGGATGGCCTAGTAGAGAAAATGGAGGAGGATATGCAGGATTATTTTCTGGAACTAGTATTACTCAAGGAAATGCCATTATGATGGCTGGTGGAGCTGGAGGAACTGGATTTGGTCATGGTTCATCTGCTGGCGGTCATGGCGGTGGTCTTTCTGGAAATTCAGGTGCTAGTTCTTCTGATTCGCAAATTGGTTCAACTGGCGGCGGCGGAGGTACACAAAATAGTGGCGGCGGTGGCGGATCCGCTGGAGGAAGTTCGGGTGGCGCCTTACAGGGTGGTTCTGGTGGCGCTGGACAAACAGGTGGTTATCCAAATGCTGGTGGCGGCGGCGGTGGTGGCGGTGGTTACTACGGTGGTGGTGGTGGCGGCGGTGGAAATGACTTTGGTCAGGGTACTAGAAACGCTTCTGGAGGTGGTGGTGGATCTGGTTATATAAATGGTTCACTAGTTTCCAGTGGAGAAACTAGATTATTTGCAAACACTGTTGAAGGTGGAGTTAATGATCCAAACAGAGGAAATGCTGGTGGTAATGGTTATAGTTCTAGAGTTGTAATAACTACTTGACAAATTTTTTAAAGAGCATTACAATATAGATTGTCGTACTTCATAAACCATGGCAAAGCGTCCTTCACTCACTAATAAAGTTGTAATTGAATCTAAACCTAAAAAAAGTCGTCAGGGAGCTGGTAAGCATACTAAATACAGTGCAAGCTCACGTAATGGAGCAAAGAAACGTTACCGAGGACAGGGAAACTAATGGCACGTAAAAAGACTGTACAAGCAACTACTGATGTAAATAACGATGATATTGTTGATGAATTAGATACCATTGAAGTTGAAGATACCGAACCCAAAGTTTTTGGATGGGTTGCTGGTAAACCAGTTGCAGAACAAGTACATCCAAACAATAAATGAATCAAATTGAGGCAGATATACAGGAGTGGATTGCAAGAATATCTGAAGTTCGTCCAGAATTAGAAGGTTTTGCAGTTTGTCCTTTTGCCTCTAAAGCAAAAACCTTAAATGTGGAGTGTCAAGCAGAGGACATCATGCCTGTTTCTGGGTATGATGTCGTTTTTTATGTGGTTGAGGACTATCTTGACCTAACTAGTATTCAATTTTGGGTAGAATTTTACAATAAAAAGTTTCCAGACTACATATTTTTAGAAGATTGTGCTACTTATAACACTTACATCAATGGAATTCAGTCAAATAATGGTAAATATAACCTTATTTTGATGCAAAATAAAAAAGATTTACAAAAAAATAGAGAAAAATTAGCAAAAACAGGATATTATCACCACTGGAATGACGCATACTTAAGAGAAATTCTTGGTGATGACTACGAAATGGTCAAAAATTCGGGATAGCAACCCCGTAAAAAGTTCTGTTTAACCTTTTTAGGAGAAAACAGATGGCAAAATACCAAGTAGATCGTGATGTTGAGTTTATGAAACAAAATTGGGGCACAAATCGGTTAATTACCGATTACATGTTACCAAATAACCAAAAAATTAACACAAATCAAGAACATGTTAATCAACCACCGTCAGATAGATATTCAAGACCTTGTGGCGGTAAAGGTGGTTTTGATGATTATGTAGAGAGGTGGCATGAATGACGATAAATAAATAAAACTATTATTAAAAATGGCGTTAAAACCGTCAAGATCATATAAGGACTTGAGCTTTACTTTTAAGACAAATCCTTTAAAAAAAGATCTTGTCATTCTAAAAAATGAGAATGCTATCAAGCGTTCCTTATTAAATCTTTTCTCTTATAGAAAAGGTGAAAAGTTTTTTAACTCAACTTTTGGGAGTGGTATTCCTGATTTGCTGTTTGAACCTTTTGATTTTGTAACTGCTGGTTCCATCAAAGAAAATATTATAAATTTGATTCAGTCATATGAACCTAGAGTTAATTTATTAGATATAGCAATAAATTTGAATGATGATGAGAATACATATGAAATTGAAATTAATTATTCTATACCAGACATTTCTCCAAAATTTTATAATGTTAATTTGTCTTTAACTTCCTCAAGCAAAGTATAAATGGCATTCACTCAAGTCAGTTCTTTAGATTTTACAGATATAAAAATTACATTGCGTGAGTACCTGAGGCGCAATACAGATTTTACTGACTATGATTTTGAATCATCTACTTTATCGTCTATTCTTGATCTATTAGCATATAATACTTATTATACTGCCTTCAATACTACGATGGCAGTTAATGAAACTTTTCTTACATCAGCCTCATTAAGAGACAATATTGTAAAAATAGCTAGACAATTAGGATATACACCCAAATCAAGAACTTCTGCAAATGCATATGTTCAACTAAAGGTTGATTATTCTTCTGTTGCCGCTATAGATCCAAGGTTAGTACCCAAATTTTTAACTCTAAAAAAAGGCAACTGTTTTATTGCATCAAATTCAGAAAACAGATCTGAAACTTATCAATTCTCAATATTAGAGGATATTGTTGCTCCTGTAATAAACAATATTTCTTACTTATCTAATATTGAAGGGATTAATCAACTTAAGATAACAGAAGGTGTATATTTAAACTTTAAGTTTACAGTAGATAATACTATTTCAAATCAAAAATTTATTTTAACAACCCAAAATATTGATACCAGTTCTATAAGAATTAAAGTAAGAGAATCTGCTACTTCATCAAAGTTAACTACTTATACTCAAGCTGATAATATCTTAAATGTAAAATCAACTGATACTATATTTTTTGTTCGTGAAATTTCTGACATGCGTTATGAATTAGTTTTTGGGGATGGCGTAATTGGAAGAAAACTTGAAAATGGCGAAATTATAGAAGTTACCTATCTTTCATCAATGGGATCTTCTGCCAATGATATTAGATCTTTTGTATTTTCTGGTGAAATATATGATGAGAATTTAAATAGAGTTCTTCAAAACATCACTCTAACTTTAGTTTCAAAAAGTGAAGGTGGCGATGATGCTGAGTCTTCAGATGAAATTAAGGTAAATGCCCCTCAATTCTACTCTTCACAGAATAGAGCAGTTACATTAGATGATTATAAAATTATCACTAAGAAACTTTATTCTTCTATTGCTGATATTATTGTATATGGTGGTGAGACTGAATCTCCCCCAGAATATGGTAGAGTAAAAATTGCTATTAAACCAAAATATTCAACTAAATTAAGTAATTCAACTAAAAGAGATATTTTAACTAAATTAAAAACCTATACAGTTGCTTCTGTAACTCCTGTTATAATTGATCCATCAATTATTGAAATATTGATGGATTCTAGAATTTCTTATAATTCAGCAAGTACTAATTTAACTCCAGAACAAATAAAGAACACTGTAAGTCAAAATTTGATACAATATCGTGATACTAACAATTTAAATAAATTCGGTGGTGCGATTAAGAAAAGTAAATTAAGCACTGTGATAGATTCATCAGAAGATTCAATTACATCAAATGTGACTAATTTATCTTTAAGAAAAAGATTGCAACCAGCATTAAATACAAATGCTCAATATTTACTTTGTTTTGTTAATCCTCTTCTTCAGAAATGCAATGATGAGACTAATATAGTTTCATCTGCTTTTAGGGTTGCCAACTTCCCTGGTATAGACGTATATCTTGAGAATACTACTGATGGAACAATTAGAATATATAGTATTAATCCGATAACTGCTACCAAAATAATACGAATTGACAATATTGGAAATATAAATTTTGCGAAAGGTGAAGTTAGAATAGACCTTTTACAAATAACCAAAGGTAGTAATGATAATAATGAAATTTTTGTTACTGTAATTCCAAAAAATCCAGATATTTATGCCGTTAGAGAAGTTTATTTGGAACTTTTAGTAGATAATAGCAATTTCCAGATATTACCAGAAGTAAACTAAAATGAGTTTTGCAAAGTTAACCGTTTCAGATTTTATTGAACACTTATTACCAGATTTTATTGTCAATGAATTTCCTACTTTTGTAAAATTTTTTGAAGAGTACTATAAGTCCCTTGAGATAAGAGGCGGAATTCTTGATATATCTGAAAATATTATAGAATATAAAGATCTAGATCATTTGTCAAAAAATAATCTAATAAAAACTTCATCATTAGATCAAAATATATCTGCTACTCAAACTACTATAAGGTTAAAATCAACAGATGGTTTTGTTAAAAGTGAAGGAATTATACAAATTGATAATGAAATAATTTTTTATAAAGATATTAATTATCGCACTAAAACTCTTTTAAATTGTTATAGAGGTTATTCAGCAACAACTGAATTAAAAGATTTTGGTACTAAAGTACAGCAATCTGTAGCGGCATCTCATTTTTCTGGAACCAGTGTAATTAATTTATCTAATTTATTTTTATATTCCATTTTAAAAAATTATGAAGAGCAATATTTAGAAGGATTCCCATATAAAAGGATAGATTCTGATATTGATATTGTAACTATCTTAGAAAATATAAAAGATTTTTATAGTTACAAAGGAACTAACGTATCAATTCAATTTTTATTCAGATCTATCTTTGATGAAGAAATTGAAATTAGATATCCAAAAGATTATCTGATAAAATCATCATATTCTGATTGGACAGTAGATGATATTATCAAAGTAGAATCTATAATAGGAAATCCGTATGATTTAGTCGGAAATGAATTAATTCAAACTGATATTACAGGGAACATACAAGTTACTGCAGTTGTTGATAGTATTTTAGTAAATAACATCACAAACTATGCTTCTGGAAATAAAAATATTTACGAAATAAGACTGAATATTTTAAATAGACAGAATTTTTCTGTGCCTCAAGAAACAATCTTGAGAAAGCAGTTAACACCAAATGATACTACTATTACTGTAGATAGCACTATTGGGTTCCCAGAGGAAAATGGTGTTATACAGATTAATAATGAAGTTATAACGTACCGCTATAAATCGTTTAATCAATTTTTTGATTGTTCTAGGGGATCTTATAACACAGTAGCTTCTACACATCAAAATTTTACATCTATTACCACTACTGAGTATCTTTATGGATATAAGAGTGGAATTAAGAGTAAAATTAATACTATTACAATGAGACTCTTAGGAGTCATGTCATCAACTAGTATTGTAGATGGTTCTTCTTATTACAATGAGAATGAGAATATTGAAATATCTCAAAATGGTGTATTGGATAGCAGAAAACAATTTACTTCATGGAGAATTAATGAAAATGGTTTTACTGCAACTAGTTCAAACGTAGTGATAAACAATCTAATAAAAAATATCATTACTGAAATTGGAGCAGTATATAAAACAAATAATTTTGCTTATGTATCATCTACTGGATTACCTAGTCATCCTGTAGGTCCTTTTATTGGTGTAGGTAACAATTTATCAAATCAATTTTTATTAAAAGCAATACCTCTTAAAACAGAAAAAGTTACTCAACTTCAACCAGTTGGCAATAGGTCAATTGGTCTGTTTGTAAATGGCGTAGAAGCTTATAGTTGCCAAGATCTAGAATCAGAAAAATTTGGTAATATAATTTCAGTAGAACTTATTCAGAATGGATATGGATTTTTGGATAATGTCCAACCTGTTTTTAGACTTTTAGGTGCAACTGGATCTGGTGCTACTTTTAGTGCAAATATAAGTAATGGTAAAGTATTATCAATTAATGTATTAAATGGTGGAATCAATTATACTGATGATTTTAATTTAGAAGTTGCATATGGTTTTGATGCAACAGCAACAATTGCCAATGATTTTGATATTGTTAGGGGTCAGATTAGAAATATTACAGTAACTAATGGTGGGAATAATTATATCGTTGCACCTAATGTTTTAATTACAGATTTATCTGGTACTGGTAAAGGTGCTTTTGCAAGAGCAAATATTAATAATGGTTCTGTTACTAGTATTGACGTGATATCTGGTGGAATTGACTATTCAAATAGAAGTAATATTAGAATTTCTTTAATATCAAATGGTACTGGAGTACAGGCAACAGCAAAAGTAAGAAGATGGAATTATGATAGAGTATTTAAATTAAAATATGTCAGAAATACTTCTGGACAATGGCAGTTATCTCAAAATAAAAGGGTTGATGGTGGTAATGGTTACTTGTATAATAGTGCAGATGTTCGTTATGGATTGCAATATGCATATGCACTTAACCCAAAATTACTTAGAAGTGAATTAAATGATAATGTTAAGGGTCCTTCTTTTGATTATGCTGAAATAGATTCTAATTTTAGTCATTCTCCTATTTTAGGATGGGCGTATGATGGAAATCCAATTTATGGTCCATATGGTTATACTAACCCTGCCAGTGTTTCTACTATAAGAAGAATGGTGAGTAGTTATTCGTTGAATACTACTACATCAAATCGTCCTAGTGTTTCTGAGTATCCATTTGGAGCATTTATTGAAGACTATGATTTTGTTTCTGCTCTTGGAGATTTAGATGAAAATAATGGTCGTTTTTGCAAGACTCCTGAGTTTCCGAATGGAACTTATGCATATTTTATATCAGTTGATCCTTTTGGTGAAGGAATATTCCCTTATATTATAGGAAAAAATTATAATTCAGTACCATCAAAATTAAACAATACTATATCACACAATCAAATTGAATCTAATTTACCACAAGACGCAAAAAGAATAAGAACTTTAAATACACCAAATAAGGGATTTGATGCACGAATTTTAATTAATAGCGTTGAAAGAGGATCTGTAGATTCATATATTTGTTCAAATTCAAGTTCTGATTATAAAGTTAATGATTTTCTTTTTATTAACAGCGATAATACTGAAGGTTCTGGTTCTTTAGCTAGTATTGAATCTATATTTGGTGTTACTGTGAGTTCTGTTACTTATGCAGTTCTTTCTGGATATACTGCCTCTGGTGTTACTATTACAAATGGCATTTCTCAATTTCCATACCCAACTAAAATTAGTGCTCCTCAATATTCTATTCCTTATGAAGCCATTGTTACTACTACTCAACCACATCTATTATCAAACAGAGATTCTGTAATTTTAAATATTGATAATAATGTTTTACAAACAACCAAAACATTTAAAGTAAGAGTAGGTACATATCAAACAATACATTATACAAAACCTAACATTACAACAACTCTTGATGTTGATGTATCTTTGAATCAGTCTACAATTAACGTTATTAATGCCTCTCAATATAGAAATAATGATTATATTTTAATTAATGATGAAATTATGAGAATTATTAGTATCAATTATACTAATAATCAGTTTACAGTTAGTAGAGCACAATTAAATTCTCCTTTGAGATTACATGCTGCAACAAATAGTGTAAAATTATACATTCCCGATTTTCAAAATGATTATAACATTCAAATTGGAAATTCTTTAATTTCATCTGGAATTTCTGGAACAATTTATAGTATTGATAAGCTTAATTCTAAAATAGAAGTTAAAATCTTATCAGGTACTATCATTAATACTAGTGTAGTATCAGATTCATCTACTCCTAGTGCAAGACAGATAACAATATCATCAGTTACTCCCAAAAAAATTTATTGGGAAATAGATCCAACAAATACAGGAAATTATTATGTCAGAGATTTGTCTCTAGACATGATTAGAGGTAGCACTTATGTATTTGATATAAGTGATGGAAGTAATTTTGGTAATGTTATGTCTTTTAGCGAAGATTCAAGCAATATTAGTGCTATACCTAATATTGTTAGATCAGGTACACCAGGAGTTTCTGGATCTACAATTACTATAAATTATTCAATCTTTAATATAAATTCTATTTCAAGAGTTTATTATTTTGATAAAACTAATAGAATTGAAAACAATAAAACATACTTTAATATTAGAGATAATTATTTTATTAGTTCTCATGTAATTGATGTTATATCTCCTACTAAGTTTAAATTTAGTATTTCATCGCAACTTGAAAGTTTATCTTATAGCAATGTTTCTTACACTACTACATCAATATCATCTATAGGTAAAATTTCAAAAATAAAAAATATTGATGGTGGCGAAGGATATAAAAAACTTCCTTTAGTTGAAGGTATAATTCATTCTGATCTTGATAACGCTAAATTTACATATTCTCTTTCTTCTGGTTCTTTAACCAACAATATTTCAGTATTAAATCAAGGAAGAAGATATTCTTCTAATACTATATTAAAAGTTATCAGTTCTACGGGTTCTGGCGCTATAATAAAACCAACAATAGTTAATGGTAGAATAGTTTCTGTAGAAGTTACCAATGGTGGTAGAAATTATACTAATAATGATTATATCCTTGCTGTTGATACAAATCCAGAAATCTTTCCAATTAGCAATACAATAGCAAAAGTAAAGACTACAAGATTTGCCAACTATGGAACACAGTATAGTTCTGATAGAACATTACAGAAGCAATTAATACTTAATTATAAATTAATTATAACAAATTTATCTAATCAAATTTACAGCAATTCTGAATTTTTGACTGCATCAAATGGTGCTGTTGTGCGAGTAGATGCAACACAAAAAATAGGAAATAACTCATATTTACTTGATGTTAAGTTATTAACTGGAGTCCTACTTGCTGATACTATTTTAACGGGATCCATCAGACAAACTACATCAAAAATTCATGAAGTTAAACTTGCTGATATTTTTGGAAATATTTCTGGTTATTTAAGTAGAGTAGGATTTTTTGACAGTGATCTTGGAAAACTGAATGCATCATCACAAAAAATAATTGACAGTAGATATTATCAGGATTTTTCCTATGTAATAAGAAGTACAAAGTCATTAAGAGATTATAAGTCAATTGTTGATAAGAGTCTTCATCCTCTTGGATTCAAACTTTTTGGTGAAGTATCTGTTGAAAATTTTTCTAGCATTACCAATTCTGGTCTCACTGGTTCTGGAAGTGTTACTCTGCCGAGAGATTATAGTGCAAATTCAGTAATTGTTATACCAGTAAGTGGCATAACTGTAGAATCTCAGTTAAGTTATAGAAAATATGAAGTTCAAATTGTAAATACTGCATTGACCCAGAAAATAGAAGGTCTGGGAGCTAGTCTTTTGAATTTCTTAGATAATCAAGTAGAAGCAGTTAAACTGACTGATATTTCAAATACTTTTGATAATGTTAAAACTAATTACCCATTAACTACTCAAGACGGAACATTCCCAGAAAATATAAAAAATACTTCTATATTATTAGCAATAAATGAGATTTTCCAAGAACCATATGAATTGAGAAATATTTCAGATATATCATATGTAAACAATCTTGCTACTATAACTACAGTAGGAGATCATGGATATGCATATACTTATTCAGGTGTAACTTATCCAACAGATTTATATGTTCATATCTCAGGTGTAACACCATCTGGCAATATAAACTTCAATGATAAGTTTGAAATTTATTCTGTAAACTCTTCAAATACATTTACGGTATTATTCAATAATCCTAATGGATATTTGACTAATAATGATCCTGGTGTGTGTGCTGATGTTCAGAATACGGTTGATAATTTAGTCGGCATTTTAACTACAAAATTAGCAAATCCATCTGGAATCACTTTACCAATTAGAAATACTGGTATCTGGACAACTTCTGGTGTATCTACAATAGTTAGTGCTAATAGACATCGTGATGCTAGTGCTTTGATTTCTGCAAATAAACAAGAAATTGTAGATCGTGCAAATGCAGAAATTTCTGTTTTATTCCCTGATTTTTATTATCCTAATGATCCTCAAACTACTGATAAAAGTAGGTTCAAAGATTCTTATAGATTAATCCAGCAAAATAGACGAGAAATTATTGACCGTGCTGCTGCTGAAATTGCAGTTCAACATCCAGATTTTTCCTATCCTGGTGATCCACAAACAACTGCTGTATCTAGATTTAAGGATGGTTACCGATTAATCCAACTAAACAGACAGGAAATTATTGATACTGCTTTTGCTGCAATTGCTCCTGCATTCCCAACTTTTGTCATCAATGCAACAAATACAGATAAGTGTAAGAGAGATATTGGTATCTTCATTGATTCTGTATCTTTAGACATTGCTCAAGCTGGCGGAAATGTATACAGTCGTCAATTTGTTCTTTCATATTTTAATAATGGCAGTCCTATTACAAATGGTCTTGTGGGAGAAGAAGCACAATCAGTTCTTGCTTTTAATAAGGCAAGAGATGAAATGAAAAAGGCAGTTGCTAACCAACTGACAATCAAAGATCTCACTATTACTAGTGGTGCAGCTAATTATGGTGGCACTGGCGGTAATGTTAGTAATACTAGTCCAACTGCTTGCTCAGATATTCAAACTGCTATTACAAACCTAACATTAATTATTACTTCTCATATTACTGCTGGTAACGTAACTGGTCTTCCTGCTGAATCAGTATCAACTACTGTTCCTGCTGGAGAGGCAAAATGCAAGAGAGATATCGGTATTTTTATTGATGCAGTTTCTTTAGATGTACATGTAGGAAGCAATAGATATGTTATTGAATTTTTAAAACAATATTTTAATGCTACTGGAACTTCATTAACTTCTAACGGACTTCAAGGAGAAATAGCTGAATCTATCACAGCATTCAACAAAGCTCGTGATGTAATGAAACTGGCAATCACCAACCAGTTGTTTACTAAAGATCTTACAATTACTGCAGATCCATTACCTGCATCTGGTGTTTCTTCAAATACTAATCCAACATCATGTACTAATGTCAGAAATAATATTGATATTCTTTCTGGAATCGTAACATTCCATTTAAATCAAGGATCTTTAACATATCCAACTCCTATTCCAGCGGTATCTTCTGGAACCACAGCATCAGGAGAAACAAAGTGTAAAAGAGATATTGGAATTATTGTTGATGCTGTTGTTTTAGATCTTTTCTATGGCGGTAATTCTAATATACTTGATGCTACAAATTCATATTTAACTACATCTGGAAACACATTAATTTCAAATGGTGTTCAGGGTGAAGTATCAGAATCTATTGTTGCCTTTAATAAGGCAAAAAATATGATGAAACTTGCATTAGCAAATCAATTGTATGTTAAGGATTTTAATATTTTACCTGATTTCTTAGGAACTTCTGATACTATATTGAGTTCAAGATTAACAAATGCTAAAGTAATTAAAGGACAATTTGAGTTCAATACTACAAATAATACTCTTAGAATGTATGAACCACCAAAAGAAGGTTCTACTTTCTATTCGGTATTATATAAGTTGACTAATTCTTCTGATGACATTAGGTATTCTTATAAATTGAAGAATATTTTATTTGATGGAGTCACCAAAGAATTTAATCTTTATAAACTAGATGGAGCAAATCTTGTTACAGAGCAAGATGAAAATCTCTTGATATTTGTTGATGGCGTTCTGCAAATTTATGGAGAAAGTTATATTATTAATAGATCGGTTTATCCAAATAAAATAGTTTTTTATGAATCTTTTGATGCAAGTCGTAATTTCTTTGGATACTCTTTTAGTAAGTACAAAATGCTTAATAATATTTCAGATCAATTTAATGACAGGCAAACTGTTTTTGAACTGAAATATCAGGATGATATTATAAAACTTCCTGATGTTCATCAATTATTAATACTTCTTGATGGTGTTCCTCAAAATGAAAATGACACTTATACTATATCAGATAATATTCTGACATTCAAGGAAGCTCCTACCAAGGGTAAAAAGTGTAATTTATTATATTTCTACGGAAAAACATTTGATAAAACTATCTCTATATGGAATGGTAAAGTTTTTGAGGATATCCATTATATTGGTGAAAATACTATAGATGGATGTAGATATTTGAAAAAAGTTAATCAGACTTATGAATATCTCAAACCAGGAGATTTAATTAAAATCCAAGGCGAAACACCTAAAGAACTTATTTCTATAGAACAAAATGTTTTGGAACAAGGAGATGATTTACTTTATACTGCTTTTGTTTATACCGATAACTCATATATTAAGGGTAAAAATGCTGTTGCAACTGCAGTAGTTTCTGGAGTCGCTGTATCTGGTGCTAATCCAGTTTCAGTAAGCGGAACTACTTCAATTTCAGGAACTGTTTCTATTCCATCAGTTTATAATAACCTAATTACAAGAATTGATGTCAATAATGGTGGTATGGAATATGAAACAGCACCTATAGTTTTATTCAAACCAGCATGTGGTAATCCAGGAACAGGTGCAGAAGCGTATTCTACAATTGAAAATGGTCGTGTGGTATCGGTAACTATTACAAATCCTGGATCTGGTTATACAACAGCACCAGAAATTATTTTTGCTAAACGATATGAATTAATCAGAAAGAAACCAGTTTATGACTTTAAAGATATAATAATAGATATGAAAGCAAATGATGGTATTGCATTACTTACTTCTGCTGGATTAACTGGAAGCACTGCAATTGGAAGCGAAGAAAAATATGAAATTCCTGTGATACAAACAAGTATCAGTAGCACAAAAGTTACAACTATTGAAACAGAAAATAGAACAAATCGTGATGTTTCACGACCAGCATTAGCCTATGTCTTGAATACATTTGAAGAAAATAAATTTAAGTATGAACCATTGAATATTAATGATCCTTTATCTTCTTATTTGGGAACAAATGTAAATATTGAAAATGTTTCTCGTTATGCACCTAATTTAACTATTGCTGATTTTGTAAATAGACCTGGGAGTACTACTGGCGCTAGCGATAATATAATTATTAATTACGGTGAAGATTCTTATATCAGTTTTGGATTAACTCTTGCCTCTGGAATTACTGATCTTGATCAAACTATTTTAATTAGTGGAAATACTTATAATTTGCCTCCTTCAGGATATATTGAATTTGGTGATGAAACCATTTTCTATTCATCTATCTTTAGCGGTCAATTATTGAATTGCCAGCGTGGTGTACTCAATACATCTTCAACATCTCATAATCAAGGTGATTATATGAGACTTGCTTGGCGAGGATGATAAATATAAATAACACAGAAATTTCTAAAGATTAAATAAAAATGCCAGCACTTATTTCTGAACAGTTTAGAATTCATAATGCACAGCAGTTTGAAGAAGCTTTTAGTGAAACTGCTGCTACAAATATGTACTTTTTCATGGGCAGACCCCAAAATTGGGATACTGCGGCGGCGCCTGGCGCAACAGCATATGTAGGACAACCTGCGGGCAGTCAACATAGTGCTTCATATCTTGCTACTCCAAACGAAAATAATCCCCCAACACCTATTGATAATTTTGATTATGAAAGAGAAACCTTTGATGATATGATTTCTCTTAAGAGAATTCAATCCTCTGATGTGAGACTTGTAATTCCTCGTTATAATTGGACTTCGGGACAAATTTATGATATGTACCGTCCTAATTATAGTGTTGATTATAGAGCAGTTTCATCAGGGCAAAATGCTACAAATTTATATAATGCAAAATTTTATGTAGTACATAACTATAAAGTTTACAAGTGCATTTATAATGGTTCTACGGTTGCAAACCCAAATGGTATTGCTTCTTCGGTAGCACCAACTGGAACAGGAACTTCTACTTTTAATACTGCAGATGGTTATAGGTGGAAGTTTATGTACAGCATCGGTACAGACGATGTTATCAAGTTTTTCACTACATCCTATATTCCCGTACCAGCAACTTGGGGAACAGGTGCTGCAGGCGATCCTGCGAATGGTACAGACGTAAAAACAGCAGCAATCAATGGTTCTATTGATACAGTAATTATTAAAAATGCTGGTAGTGGATATACTGACGGCACATATACTAACGTTCCTATTCGCGGAGACTATACTTCTATAACTGGTGGTGTTCAAGCATTGTGTACTATTGTTATTGTTAGTGGTGCAGTTACTAGTGTTACAGTGACGACTAACGGATCTGGGTATACTTTCGGCTCTGTAAATGTCAACTCCACCGAAATTTCTGGCATTGGAGCTGGATCTGGTGCAGTTCTTGAAGTAATTATTCCACCTCCTGGCGGCCATGGATTTAATATATACAAAGAACTTGGGACTAAGAGAGTTATGATTAACTCCAGAGTTCAGTATGATGAAAACTTTGAATTCCCAATTGACACTGATTTTAGAAGAATTGGTATTGTGAGAGATCCTAAAGAATCATCAGGTGTAAGTGCTACATCATCTACTTATAGTGCTCTTACCTCAATCAAATTCCCAAGTTCAACTACTGCATCTTTTAGCCTTGATGAAGTCGTTACTCAAGCAAATACTAATGCAAAAGGAAGAGTAGTTTCATGGGATCCTACTACTAAGATTTTAAAAGTATATCAAAGTAGCTATGAGCATATTCAAACTGGAGCCCAGGGAGGTTCTCTTCCTCAGTTTTCTGGCGCAAATGCAATCACTGGAGCTACATCAACAGCATCAGAAACTCCAGATATTACCTATAGTTTAACTGTATCTAATTTGACTTTTACTACTGGTTATTCAAGACCAGAAATTGAAAAATATACAGGTGATATTCTTTATGTTGAAAATAGAAGAACTGTCTCAAGAGCAGTTGATCAAATTGAAGATGTTAAACTAGTTGTAGAATTCTAATATATATCATAGATCAAACTCATTAATAGTTTAATAATATGCCCCAGAGTACGAATCTTAATAAAGCTCCATATTTTGATGATTTTGATCCCTTAAAAAATTTTTATAGGGTTCTGTTTAGACCTGGATATTCAATCCAATCAAGAGAATTAACTACATTACAATCAATATTACAAACTCAAATAGAAACTCTTGCTAAATCAAAGTTTAAGCAAGGTTCTGTAGTAGTACCTGGGGAAATTATTTTTGATAGTCAATATTCTTATGTTAAAGTAAGTTCTTTTACCAATAATTTACAAATTACTGATTACATTGGTAAAAAAATGACTGGTGCAACTACTGGAATTGTTGCAACAGTCATAGATGCTACTGCTTTTACTGATACAGATTCAGCAACATTATTTGTCAAATATGAAAACAGCGGAACTTCAAATGTTCAAAAAACATTTGCAGAAGGCGAAACGATTATTGCAAATTCTCCTGGATCACCGACAGCAATTGTTGGTATTACTGGTAATGTAAAACCAACATCAAGTCCAGCCATGGGATTTGGATCTGCGGTAACTGTAAAAGAAGGAGTTTATTTCATAAACGGCACATTAGTAAGAAATAATACTGAAACAGTAATATTAGACAAATATAGCAATACTCCTTCATACAAAGTTGGTTTTGTTATAAATGAACAGTTGGTAACTTCAGAAGAAGATCTTTCTCTTCTTGATAATGCTCAGGGATATTCAAATTTTAGTGCTCCTGGATCACATAGATTAAAGATCACTGTTTCATTGGTAAAAAGAGATATTTCAAGTCCTGATCAAAAAGATTTTGTTCAGTTAATGGTCATTATTGGTGGTAATAGTCAAATTACAACCCCAATTGGAAATCTTAATTTTAGTGTTAATGATATTCTCGCCATTCTTGCTAGAAGAACCCAGGATGAATCTGGAGATTATATTGTAAGAGACTTTACAATAAATCTGCAAGAACATTTAAATAATGGATCAAACAATGGACTTTATACTACTCAACAAGGTGGTGATGAAAATAAATTTGCCATTTCATTAAATCCTGGAAAAGCATATGTTAGAGGATATGAAATAGAAACAACCTCTACAAAATATATTGTAGTTGACAAGGCAAGAGATACAGAAACTCAAGAAAATATTTTCATATCACCTTTAGAAGGTTCTAATTATACAGTAAAAAATCTATATTCTTTTCCTGATATTGAAGGTAAAACTCAAAACTTAACTGGTTCTGGATTATTAAGTACTAATCCATATCAAGAAATTAAACTTTATGATACTCATAGTGATGTATTATATGGTGATACAACAGCAAACTTAAACGCAGATTCACCAGAAAGTGAAAAATTCTGGATTTTAACAGTATCTAACATTTCTTCATCTGGTCAGGTTGCAGTAAATACGCCATATTCTATTGGATCTATTAGCGGTGAAGTCAGAGTTTATCAACAAAATGCTTCACAAACTAAAGCAGTTGTTTTGGTAACAAAACCATCCAGTGTTGATTTTATAATTGGTCAAACGATAACTATGGGTTCTGTTAGTGGAACACTGATGGATGCAGATAGAATTACCACATCATATATTGGTATTTCAAAAACAAAATATCTGAAATTTTTAACTGGCAATTCAAATGCTAATATTTACGATAAAACATCATCATTATATAAATTAGGTCTTTTTGGTACTGAGTATTATACTAAAGTATTATGCAAAAATCCTGTAAACTTTAGCGTAGGAAAATTCGTTACAGGACAATCTAGTGGAGCAGAGGGTATTGTTGAACAAATTTTATCAGATACAAATGAAGTAGTATTATCTCGTGTTAATGGAATTTTTCAGGATAATGAAACTATATTGTCTGAACTGGATGGCACTTCTACTCCATACAATATTATTGAAGAAGATAGCACTATTGCATATTTAAAACCAAAATCATTTGGAAGTGGTTATACTACTGCTAGTAGTCTAACTATATCAATTGGTGGTACTGATGTAACTTCTATTATTCAAGCATCTAATATTACTATAACGAACGGTGAATTAAGATCTATTAGAATAACTAACGCAGCTCGTTTATCTTTAGGTAATTATAATTCATCTCCTGTAGTGACTGTTACTAGTAATTATGGAGGAAATGGGTGTGCATTTGAAGCTATTCTGAATAAAAATAACGTTATTTCTTATGATGCTTCATATATTAAAAGTTTTTATGGTTCTACTACGGGGAATCCATTTGCTGGTGATATTACATCTAAACAGGATATATTCAATGTTGCTAACGGCGCAACATTTAATGCAGTAGAAGGATCATACTATATTAGTGCTGATAATTTAGCCTCACGTCCTGATCTAGACTTAAGTAAAGGTGATATTATTGAAGTTACAGATAACGCTGGTATTACTAGAAAATACTTAGTAAGATTTGCTGTAAGAGAGGGTTCAGGTTTTACCAGCAGAATTTATGTTTATGGTCTAATCTTAAGTTCATTTACAGGTAAAGTTATTTCAAGAGTCAGAACAAAACTGAATGGTCTGACAGGCAATTCCTTATTACTTCCTTTACCAAATAAGAATGTACAAACTACAATTCTTAATCCTAATAATACAAATATCAATTATACTGTTCAGAAAGAATTCATTGGTAATTTTGATGCATCAGGAGCATTTACTGTAACTGTAGGTACTAATGAAAGTTTCTTAAATTATTCATCTGATAATTATATTCTTAGCAATCCATCTAATGGTAACTTAATTGATATATCAGGATCTGGCGTAGTTTCGTATTCAAATAGCAATAAATCTCTTACTATTACATTAACTGGATCATTTGCTTCGGCACCATTTAAGTTAATTGCTCCTGTTAACAAAAGTGATACTATACCAAAAACTAAAGTATTAGTATATTCACAAGAATATCAAGTAGCGACAGGATTTTCTGATCCAGTTATTCCTCTACAATATGCAGATGGTTATACATTACAAGCAATATACATGTCTTCCAGTGGAGCTGATGCCACTAAAAATGATACTAATGTAACTGATAGATTTATTTTTGATGGTGGTCAAAGAGATACTCATTATGATTTAGCAAGAATTATTAGAAAACCAGATGCTCAAATTCCTACCAATAAACTTTTAGTAGTGTATGATTACTTTAGACATATTGGTAATACAAATACTGGTGATTACTTTACTGTAGATTCTTATACGAACATTAATTATAAAAATATACCTTCATTTACTTCATCTGTATATGGAGAAATTTCTCTGAGAGATGTAGTTGATTTCAGACCTAGAGTTTCAGACTACACTGGACTTGATACTGAAACTGTTCTTCCAGGATATAGTGATAAGAAAACTACTGATGCCCTCAAGTTCAATGGTGTTGGTTCTGCTTCTCCAGCAATTCCTTTATTTGGAACTTCATATGATACTGGATATAGATTTTATCTGAATAGAATTGATGCTTTATATCTCACTAAAGATGGTTCATTTACTGTATCTAAAGGAACACCTTCACTGAATCCTCAAGTACCTTCTGAAATTTCAGATGGAATGCTTTTATACTATTTCAATATTCCTGCATATACTTTTAATATTTTTGATATCAAAACCAAGAGCATTGATAATCGTCGCTATACAATGCGTGATATTGGTAAACTTGAAAAGAGGATTGAAAAACTTGAATACTATACTGTATTAAGTCTTCTTGAGCAAGATACATTTAACACCCAAGTTCGTGATGAATTTGGAAATGAAAGATTTAAGAATGGTATTTTAGTAGATAATTTTGAAGGTCATAATATTGGCAATACTAATTCAATTGATTACTCATGTTCTATTGATATGCAAACAGGAGTTGCAAGACCAAGTTACTATGCATCTCAAACAAAATTAATTGAAAAAAATACTAATGATTTACAAAGATCTGCAAGTGGATATAAGAAAACTGGTGAATTAATTACTCTTCCATTCACAGAACAGTCTACTATTAATAACCCACATGCTTCAACCACGATTACAATTAATCCTGGAAGAGCAGCAAAATTTGGTGGGATAGTAACATTAGAACCAAATATTGATGAATGGAAAGATACTACCATTGCACCAGAATTGATTGTAAATGAAAATTCAATTTTTGATACCATTCAAAATAATATTCCTGGTTCATGGGGAACTATTTGGAATGAATGGCAGTTTGCTTGGACTGGATCTGCTAATTATTCTTTGAGCAATTCAACCTCAGGTTCTCAATTCAATTCTATCAGTAATAATTCTACCTCAGTTCTCAAAGGAAAAACAAGGACTAGAACTAGAAATGGAACTCAGAATAGATTGACCCCATATGGGGCAGCGACTGTATCTGCAAACGACAGAGTTTTATCTACAGCATATAATCCATATATGCGCCGAAATGTAGTTAAGTTTGTTGCTAGAGGATTAGAACCAGAAACTAGATTATATGCATTCTTTGACGGCATTGATGTTTCGTCGTGGATAAACCCAGATGATGTTACTAATATAACTACTCCATTCACTGGAATTGCTGGATATGCAGAAAAAGGTTTTGGAACTTCTATTATTACTGATATAAATGGTAATATAAGCGGACAGTTTTTAATTCCTACTGGATATGCACCTGTTTTAGGCAAAAAGACATTTGATTTAAACTCCTCAGTTGAAACATTCTTCCAGACATCTGGAAATCAAAGAAGATTTGTTTGTGGTAGTAAGTCTTTCAGATTAACGTCAAGTTCAATAAACTCTAACGATAATACTAAAGTTTCTACATTTGCAGAAACAGAATATCGTGCTGCTGGTTTGGTAGAAACTTCTTTAGGTTCTAGTAGATTTACATCTATCAGCAGAAGATCTGTACTAAATTCAGATACAGTCCAACTTATCGGAAGTTCTCAAGTAAATATTAACCAATCTGGTCTTCTAGATCCTCTGGCACAAACTTTTGCCGTAACAGGTTTTGATGAAGGAGTCTTCCTTTCTAGTGTTAATCTTTATTTCCAAAATAAATTAAATCCAACTAACGCAGACACTGAACGTCCTGTATCTCTCTACTTAGTAGAAACCAATGGAGGAATTCCTACTAGAAATATTTTACCATTTAGTGAAGTTTCATTGAATTCTGATACTATCCTTAGAATAAAGATTTCAACGACTATTCCACAAGGAATAACTCTCTTTGTTGGTGAAACTATAACTGGAAAAACTTCTGGTGCTACTGGTGTTATTAAGAAACAGTCTATTGTTTCTTCAGCAAATACTAGATATAATCTAATACTTTCAAATCATAATGGTGTTTCTTTCATTGCTGGTGAAGAATTTGTTGTCAACAGATCACCTGCTATAACATCTACTTCTTTCTTTATAGATCAAGATTCTGGAATTATTGAATCTATTAAAGTTAATACTTTTGGTTCTAGTTATTCTACAGTATCAGGCGCGACTACAGTAACAATTAATGGTGATAATGGCGGAACATTTGGGTCTGTTGCTACAGCATCACCAAAAATTTATGGTGGAAAAATTTATGAAATTAATATTACAAACTCTGGTTCTGGATATTATACACCACCTACTGTAACAATTATTGGTGGTGATGGTCTTGCAACTGCTGAATCTATTTTAAGAATCACTAACCCAGCTGTGAAAATGGGTGTTGCTACTTCAACAGATGCTAGTGTAAAAACTACCTTCAAGTTTAAATCACCAGTTTATCTTGAAAACAATGCAACTTATGCTTTCGTTGTTTCTACGCCAAGTTCTGACTATAAACTTTATAGTTCACGAGTAGGAAGTCCACTTCTTAATAGTATTATTGTATCATCTAACCAACCAAACGTTGGGTCTTTATTCAAGTCTCAAAATTCATCTGCTTGGGTTGAAGATGAAATTGAAGATCTCAAGTTTAATATCAATAGATGTGTATTTAATACTTCTACTACATCTACAATTCAATTAACAAATGATGTAATAGGATCTGTAAAACTTCCTATTAACCCAATACAAGTAGATAATACTCTTGGCACTTCTTCACTGTTTGGTGCAAATCAAAAAGTAATTAGAGTAACACAACCAAATCATGGAATGAAAGAAGGTGACGTTGTAGTATTATCTAATGTTTCTGGTATTGGAACTCCAGAAAATATTTTTGGAATTCCAGTATCCTTAATTAATGGATTACATTCAGTAAGTAATGTTGGTTATGATACATATTGCATTCAAATTGATTCTACTCTTTGGAATACTGCTAATCCAGCCATGACTGGTGCTGGTGGTGGTGGTGGAAATAATGTTTTTGCAACAACTAATAAAGTATATGAAATTCTGCAATCACAAATTTCTATAGTATCATTCCCATCTTCAAATGTCTCAACTACAATTGAAACTGCATATGGTAAATCAGTTGATTCTAGAACAACGAACGAATATACTTTAGCATTACCTGTTACTGTTACTTCAAATGATAATTATTATTTTGAAGACAGTAGAGTAATTGCTTCAAGAGTAAATGAAGTTTATCGTGCTAATCCAAATTTATTGAATAGAAAATCATCATTATCGTATTTTGTTTCCCTGGAAACAACAAAAGATAATGTATCTCCTGTTTTAGATGTAAATAGAGCGAATGTAATCACTATTGGATCTAGAATTGATGCCCCCACAGGTAGTGAAGATCGTTTTGGTACTAAATCACAAACTTTAATAGTACCAACTAGTTCTGCATATACTATCACAAATATTGCAAAATTTGTTAGGAGTGTTATTATTGATTATAGCAATATTAGTGGAGGATCATTTACTAATACTGTTGATAGTAATACGAGACTCACACAAGCAGTCAGTGGTGCATCTGGACAAATTGTAAGTGTAGACTCTATTAATCGCAAGATCAAAGTGATTGATATTGTTGGTGATTTTGTAGGAAATAATCCTGTAACTCAAGGATCTGTTGTTGCTAATTCTACTACAGTAACTCTTAAGAGTGGTCAAATTATTGGTTGGGATTCTGGAACTGGTTCACTGAAAATTAAATTAACATCACCAAATCCATTTGTATCTGGTGATATTGTTAATGATACAGACGCAGGAACAGTTCCAGTTACTGGTAGAACAGTTTCTAGTGTTTCTGATACTGGAGGATTCTTATTTGTTCCTGAGACAAACTCTTATGGAAGTTCATCAGTTTCTAAGTATGTGACTAAAGAGATCACCCTTGATGCTCCAGCTACATCTCTTGATTGTAAGATAACTGCAAATCTTTTTAACAACAGAGATATCAAGGTTATGTATAAATTAAGACCTGATGGAAGTTCTGAAGATTTCAATAAGATAAATTGGACATATTTTAATCAAACTGGTTATTCCGATAATACTGCGTCAATTACTCCATCTAATCTAAGAGCTTTCTCATCAAGTTCTGAAGATTTAGATTCTTACATTGAATATAAGTATACTGCAAATAACTTAAGTCCATTCGGTTCTTTTGCAATCAAAATTGTATTTGTCGGATCAAATCCAGCACTTGCTCCTCGTCTTGAAGATCTTCGCGTAATTGCACACTCATGATAGATAAACTTAAAGTAGAGGGTCACAGCAATCTTTATAGAGATACAAATAGTGGTGCTGTGATCAACTCTAATCGTGATGAGTATGAACATTATATGAAAGCAAAAGCAAACCGCGACAATATGAATAATGAGATAAATACTTTGAAGCAAGAACTTGATGAAATCAAGCAACTATTAAAGAAACTTACAAATGGCAATTAGAGAAGTTTTAATAAGCAATACTTTTGAACAACAGCGTCAGATGATTAACCTCATCGGCACTGATATAGGCGATGCTGCACTTTTAGTAACACCATCAAAAGTATTATCTACTTCAATTAATCAGGTAGTTGCTGGTTTTGTAACTCTTTCAGGACAAACCATTCAACTTGAAGACGGCACATTAAATGCACCGAGTTTATCTTTTGATAGTACAACTGATTTAGGTCTTTATAAAGTAGATTCAAATACTCTTGGTGTTAGCAAAAGTCTCTATGTTGCCAGTGGTCTTACAGTAGAAGGAGATATTACATTTAGAGCTGGTAATAGCAGTGCTGGTAGTATTATCTTTGGGGATTTAAATACTGATAATATTGTTTTTAATGCTGATTTAAATTCAAACGCTCTCCCAAATTTAGATGACACCTATGATTTAGGTAGTTCAACACAAGAATGGAGAGACATTTATATTGATGGGATTGCTCAAGTTGATACGTTACAAGTAGATGAGGATGCTACAATTGCAGGAACTTTAACAAGCGATACTGGAACTATCTCAGTAAGTTCTGGTGTAACAACTGTTGATTTCTTTGATGATTATGCAACTACAGTTGAAGCATTTGGAGCAGCGACTAGTATTAGAATCGGTGCAACAAATGGTACACTGACTTTAAGAAATCCTTTTATAGAAGGAACACAGTTAATACAAGATCTTTTTAACACTGTTCCCACCACGGTTTATGCTTTTGGGAACGCTTCTAATGTTCATATGGGAACAACCTTAAGTGGTGTTCCAGGAAGTAATAGTAACTTTACAATTTACAGTAATGACACAATTCTTGTGGGAGACTTGAACGTTAATGGTGGTGAAATACTTTCAAGTGAAAATACGTTTGATCTGTTAATCAACAACGGTGATGTAAGAATCGGAGCGGCAACAGGAACTGGCACCACTATAATCAATAATTCTTTTAAGGTAAAGGGTTCAACTCTTGATTTATCTAATCAAGGTGTTACTATATCAGTAAAGGATAATTTAAATCCTGCATTAACAATTAAAGAAGGATCTAATGATTATTTAAGTATACAAACTACTGTTACTGCCGAAAAAGTTATTTTCCATAAAAATGTAAATTTTGCAAGCAATGCTTATTTTGGTGATAATGATAGTATTATTTTGGGTGATGGTAGTGATTTAGCACTATATCATGATGGATCAGTTTCTTATATCAACGATCAAGGAACTGGTGGTCTTTATATTCAAACGAATGGAGATCAACTGGCACTAAGATCTTATGCAAGTAGTGATTATTTTCTGAAAGCAGTACCTGATGGTTCTGTAGAACTTTATTATGATAATTCTAAAAAACTAGAGACTACTTCTACTGGTATTACAGTATCTGGAGATATTGTTGCTTCGGGATTAACTCTTTCGGGAGATCTAGTTGTTAATGGATCTACAACAACAATTAATTCAACAGTATTAAGCATTGATGATGTTAATATTGTTCTTGCTGATGGTGCAACGACTTCTGCAGCAGTAGATGGTGCTGGTATTACACTCGGAACAACTGGTATTACTTTCACTTATTCAAACACTGGAACTCGTTGGTCATCAACAGAAAACTTAAATATTGCAACAGGGAAGACATATCAGATTGCTGGAACTACAGTTCTTTCATCTACTGCGGTTCTTGGCAGAACTCCTGGAGGAACAACTGCTGGTGATATTGTAACAATTGATGATACACAAACACTGACAACTAAAACGTTAACCGCTCCAGTAGTTAATGGTGCAACCTACGGAAACTCAAGTTCAACAAGTGATGCAGATGCAACTGTAGATTCTGCAACTACGTCATATTATGCATATGTTCAAAGTGCTAGCAGTTCAACAAGAACTATTAATATTAGTAACCTTACTGCAGGCAGAATGATTCAAATTTATTTAAGAAATACTAATTCTTCAACAAAGCAAATTAATATTACTGCAAGTACAACAACTACAGGGTTTTCGGCAGTAAACCTTTCAAAAGGTGATGCAGGTGGCACAAGTCAAACATCTGTAACTTTATCAGCAAATACTGGAACTGCTGTTGTCACAGTATTTAATGCTAATGGTACGATTGGAGGAAGCATTTCATAATAGTCCTTGACAACCCTTATAAATTATAGTATGATGTTTATGAAAAATTGTCATTTCTATGAGAAAGAAAAAATTATTGTGGATTGGTGATTGTGTTATTCCGAGTGGATTTGGTAGAGTTTCTGAATCTATCCTGACAAGGATTCATAAAGAATTTGATACTCATGTTATGGGTATCAACTATTTTGGGCAAGTACATACCTTTGACTTTAAGATTTACCAAGCATCAAAGAAGGGTGGTTCCCAAGATCCCTATGGTTTCAATTATATTGACGAACTTTATAATGAAATTAAACCTGACATTATTGTTGCTTTCAATGATGTTTGGATTATTAAATTTTATTGGGATATTCTAAAAAAATATAAAGAGACTGATGATTTTAAATTTGTAGCGTACTTCCCTATTGATGGCGGAGGATGGTTCCCTTCTGTTGTTTCATTCTTAAATGATTTTGATCTTTCAATTACTTATACTGATTTCGGCAAACAAGTAATGAAAGATGCTGGATATACTGGACGTATTGAAACACTAGAGCATGGTGTTGATACTGACATTTTTTTCAGAAAGAATAAACAGGAATGTAGAGAATTGATTGGTCAAATGAAAAAGGATGATTTTATTGTCTTTAATGGCAATAGAAACCAACCTCGTAAAAGAATTGATTTGACTATTATAGCATTTGCCAAGTTTGCAGTTGGCAAACCAAATGCAAAGTTATATCTCCATATGGGGACTAAAGATTGTGGATGGGATATTATTCCACTGTTCAATGTTGAGATGGAAAGGAATGGTCTTGATCCTCAGGGAAAATTATATCTTTCTGGGTTAGAAATGACACCAGAAAAAAATACAATTACTCCACAAGTCTTGAACGTCATTTATAATTCATGTGATGTTGGAGTAAATACTTCAGAGGGTGAAGGATGGGGTCTGGTGCCATTTGAAATGGCAGCAACTGGGTGCCCACAAGTTCTTCCCGATTATGCAGCAAGTGCTGAACTTTTTGCTAATTGCGGTGAACTTGCTGAAATTATTTTCATGGGTAAAGATGTCAACTATGGTATTGACAGAGCATATGTATCTGTTGATAGTGTTGTTGAAAAACTGAATAAATTATATTCAGATAAAAAGTATTATGCTGAAAAAGCAAAAGCATGTTCTACTATGGCAAGCGATCCCAGATATACTTGGGATGTAATTGCCAACAAAATGCTTGGTTATTTAACTAATTTAGGAGACTAAAAATGAACGCTAAAGAACTTGAAGAAAATTTTACTAATCAATTTAGTACAGTGGTTGATGAAATCAAAAATCTTGAATCTCAACTCAATGCTAAACGTGAATTAGCACTGAAACTTAAAGGGGCACTTGAAGCATTAACTATTCTTGAGAATGGCGAACCGCCTCAGGAAGAATCCCCAGAAGAGTGATAAATACAGACCTTCTTTATAAATAACAAGGAAGGTTTTTTTATTACATGTCTGCTATAACGATTAACATAGTAATAGAGCAGGGGTCTGATTTTTCAGCGACCTTTACGATTAAGACTGCAGATAATTCATATCTCAATCTTCTCGGTTTTACCGCTGAAAGTAAAATGAAGAAGAGTTATTATACTTCTACTTCAGTTCCGTTAAGTGTTTCATTCACTAACAGACCAGAAGGAGTTATTACATTATCGTTACCTGCTAGTGTAACCACTACGCTCAGTCCTAAAAGATATGTTTATGATATTATTTTGACATCTCCTAGTGGAGTAAAAACAAGAGTAATTGAAGGAATTGCAACTGTAACACCAGGAGTAACATAGTGTCAAATTATCAGGTAACGCTAAACCCTACAAATTATAATGTAGTTCAAGCAAGTCCCGATTTATATAAAGTTGGACTTAATTTTGAACCACCATCAAAAGGCATTCAATATCAAAATTTACTTTTAGATAATATTTCAGCTCAGTTTGACTGTGTACGAAAAACTTTTGACATAAAAGTAAATGGAGTTCCATATTTTCCCCTGAATGATCAACAGTTAATTATATCTGTTAATAATGTTATTTTACAACCAGGAGTAGGATATTCTATTTCTGGTAGTACTATTACTTTTGCTACAGCGCCTTGCAATACACAATTTTTTGGTATTGGTATGGCAAACACTGCAGACTTAACCCGAACTATTAATTTTGTTGTTGATTATGGTTCTTTGCCTATGACTATTGGCGACAAAGGATCTCTATCAATTGATGTTACTGGTACAATTCAATCATGGTTAATTGTTGCGGATAAAATAGGAAATTTAGTTGTTGATATAAAAAAATGCTCTTTTAATGATTATCCTAATCTTGTTAGTATATGCGGATCAAATAGACCTACTTTAAGTAGTCAGAATAAAAATACTGATGATATTTTAACGGGATGGAATAGAACATTAAATGCTGGTGATATTTTAAACTATGAAGTTATAAATACCAGTACTGTCATCAATAAATTCTCTATTGCTTTGAAAGTAAAATTATAAATATAACTAGATATTTAAAAAAACAGAAATCCCTGGAGGAACATTTAAATGGCACTTTTAGTACCTAATATTGGTGAGGTAGAATCACTTCGTTATCTGTTGAATTCTACTCATAATATCCCAAGAAATTTAATTCTGAAACTTTTTACGTCAAACACCACACCAGACGAAGCAGATGTTCCTTCGGCAACTGCTTATTACGAGCCATATGCTGATGGTAATCAAAACACTTATGGCACTGCACCAAATACAGGTTATCCATCAGTTATCAATAATCGTGCGGATCAGAACTATGCTGGACAATATGGTATTCTGCTCAATGGTTCGCGTTGGGCGATCACAACTGCTTCAGATCCAGTAGCTACTACAACTAATTCAAGTGGCGCACAGGATTCATACGAAATCACAGTATCAGGTCTCTCAGGAACTGTCAGTGTTGGTAACACTGTTACTGGTACTGGTATCGCAGCTGGCGCTAAAGTATCAAGAGTTTCTGGTAATACTATAATTCTTACGGTTAAAAATTCTGGTGCAGTAAGTGGTGTAATTAACTTCGCTGGTGGAGTTACTACTGCTACTTATCCAGAACAAACTTTCACATTCCAAGGCGCTGCTGGTAATGTTTATGGTTATTATCTGGTAAGAGCAAACAATATGCCTGTGGCACTCCATGGTTATGAGGGTGGCGCAACTATTGCTGCTGGAACAGTTCTGAATAAAGGTGATAATACTAATCCTTGTATCGGCGTTATCGGAAATAGTTACATTACTCTGCCTAACGTAGCATCAATTATGGATGACATTACGGTAGGTCAAGTAGTTGGCGGCAACAACGCTGTACCAGCTGGAACTAAGATCATCGGTATTGATCTTCTGCAAAGAATTATTCACCTTAGTAATGCATTAACTGATAACGTTCAGGTTGCAACTGACTCATCCATCACTCTGGAGTTCTCCAAAGTAACTGCAACTGCACATGGTCTTGTTGCTGGTGATGTTATTTACATCGCTCGTGCTGCTGGTAATACTACAACCACTGCAGGAACATATACTGTATTCTCAGTCCCTAGTGCAAACGAGTTCAATCTTACTCCTGCACTTGATGGTCTTGGAGCTGCAACTCTTTACAGCAGCATCATGTTTGCTGAAAGATTCACTAATGGTCCATACCCAATTCAAAACCAGGGTGACCAAATTAAGATTACTCTGAATGTTAGCCTTGACTGATATTTTAACTATATACTTTACATTATGATTTTCTGGGGGATTCTTTTATCCCCCTTTTTATTGTAGAGGGTCTGGATGAACACATTCCAATACAACTCAACCTCTATAAACTATTATACCACTCAAGATTTAGGAAGTATAGGTGATACTCCAACATCATTAGTGGATGATGGTACAGTTTATAGTGAGTTAGAACCCTCTGCAGATTTTATCGTAACAAATGATTATATTGTTAGTGATTACGCTATTGAGCCAAGTTATGGATTTATAGTATTTACCGAAACTACATATCCTTTCGGTGGTTTAAATATTTCAAATGCAACAAAAGTCTCTGCATCTGTTAAATTTGTTGCTGCTCAACCTCAAATAAAACTTGACGGTACTTATAAAGTAAAACTAAGATCTGCTTGGGTTGGTTCAGGTAGTCTGTTTGAAATTGCTGGGGGTCAAGAAAGAATTGTTGCACCTTGGGTTGGATCCTCAGGACCGCTCCGAGTATCAGGAAGTGCTGCATCGTCAGCGGTTTATCAATATAACAACTCAGCAATTGCTGTATTTTCTTCGGGTGACTATGGAAGTGTTTCCTCTACAAACAATACTTCTAGTAATTATGGACAAATTACAGAAGTTACATCTGGCGAAATAGATCAAGGATCTATTGTAATAACCGACATTACATATCCTTATGGACTGTTCTCGTTTAATGGTAATTTCTCAAATCTTACTCTTGCATTTGGGCATCAATCTTCAGGCATTATTGGTGTTTCTGGTTCAGCATCTGTAATATTCAACGAACCAACACCACAAATTTACTTAGTAAAAACTAAGGATAATATACGAGTACGTGGTTCTGCAAATGAAGCGTTTGTCAGAAAAACTTATGATGGATTTATTAATTTTGGAATATCTGATAAAGCAAATGAAAATGTGTTATTTACTTATAATGAATTTTCTATTTCATATTTCAATATTTTAGATTCAGGATCTATAACTACCTCAGGTTCTACTATTGATTATGGATATATTATTAATTCTGGAGGATCAATAATATATGGATATACATTTAATACTCAAACAATATATCCATATGGAACTCTTGTTTCACAAGGAGGATTTAGTAATCTCCTGAGATCTTTTGGTCATCAATCACAAGGATCAATATCACTTTCTGGTTCTGCAGTTACTGCATTGCAAGAACCAACGCCACAGATTTATAAAATCACAAGCACTGATTTATTTAAAATTTCTGGAACAGTACAAAATAAATTTAGCAAAGCACCATATAATGGATTTGGTTCACTGTATTCATTTACAGGATCAACTGAGAATGTAACCTTTGACTATAATACATCTTCTGTAAGTGTTTACAGTGAAACTAATTATGGATCATTAGGATCAACCACAACCACACAAGATTATGGTACTGTAACTCAAACTAATGTTGGCGATATTAATTACGGTGACGTAACTTCTTCTCAAACTAATTATGCTTTTGGTTCTCTGAATATCAATGGATCTAAAACAGAAAGATTTATTTACGGAAAATATTCGGGTTCTGGCAATCTATTTGCATTTAAAGGTTTATCAGAATCTAAACAATCATCTTATAAATCAACATATTTATTTGAACTCAGAGGAACGGGACATAATTCATTTACTAGACCATTTATTGGTTTTGGATCTCTATTCCATGTTGGTGATAGAATTGAAAGAGCAACATATGCATATAACTCATCTGCAATAGTTGAATATTCAGAATCTGATTATGGATTAGTTACTACTTCTGGATCTACAATTGACCATGGCTTGATCAATCAAGTAGTAAATCAAGGTGAAATTAATTATGGATTTATCAACACTGGTTTAACTGAGTATGCTACTAATCCATTATTCACATTTACTGGTAACGCAACTGTTCAGTACAAACCAATTTTTGCACAAACTGGTTCTGGTGGATTTAAAGTTCATCATCAACCATCTCCTACTGATACAAGATTTATTCCTTGGTGGAGAGGATATGGAGAATTTATTGTTTCTAACAGAATTATTCCAGATGCTTTCTCTAGACCTTACATTGGTAAGGGAAGATTGTTCAGTATTGGCGATAAAGTTGAGAGTGTAACATATGATTATAATTCTACTTCCATTGAATATTTCAATACAGAAAACTATGGAACTATAACCACATCAGGAACTTCTGTAGATCTTGGTCATGTAAATGAAGATAATACTGCTGTAATTGATTATTCAAGCATAGTTAATCTTGATATTGTTTATCCTCTCAATGTCCTTTATAACTTCTCTGGAGAGGGTATAGGACAATTTATTCGTGGTCCTTATAGAGGAAGAGGTGGAATTCAATTTGCTGGTTATCATTCTATTCGTCAAAGTGATGCATGGCGGGGCAATTTAAATGTAAGAATTACTGGTTCTGCAGACGAAAAGAATACAGAAAAATATGTTGGATCTGGATCGCTGTTCCACATTGGCGACAGAGTTGAAAAAGCAACATTCTCTTATAATTCTTCATCAGTATCTGATTATGATGCATCTGATTATGGTCTTATTACTGCATCAGGAACACCTGTTGATCTTGGTCAAATTACCCAGTCTGCTTCTGGGGGAGAGATTAATTATGGTAATGTAATTGATCTTAATATTACATATCCATTTGGTCTGTTCAAAGTTAGCGGTGACTCTGATGATCGCTGGATCCAAGTGTTCACCAAAGTTGGATCTGGATCTCTCTTTGAATTCAATGGCGCAACAGAAGCATTCTCTGCACAGATTCCAGAGAATACACTTCTTTATAGTATTTCTGGTGGTGGTGCGGTTGAAAGTAAAAATAACTCTTATGTAGGTTTTGGATCTCTATTCCATGTTGGGGATAGAATTGAAAGAGCGACATTCTCCTATAATACTTCATCTATAGTTGTATATGAACCCGAAGTAGATTATGGATTAGTCACTACTTCTGGTTCTACTATTGATTACGGTTTAATTAATCAAGTAACTGATGGCGGCGAAATTGATTATGGTTCAGTTACTTTACATGATTATGATTATCCTGTAAATGTATTGTTTAAATTTGGTAGTGCTGCATTTACTGAACTTAAACCTTCCTTTAATTTCAAAGGAAAAGGAATAATCAATATTCAATCTGATCGTACCTTTGTCAGATTTAGACCACATTGGAGATCAGTTGGTGGATTATTTGTTGATGGTTCTGCAAATCAATCTGAATCAAAATCTTATGTTGCTTCAGGTTCACTGTTCCACATTGGCGACAAAGTTGAGAAAAGAACATTCTCTTATAATTCTTCATCAGTATCTGATTATGATGAACTTGATTATGGTCTTATTACTGCGTCAGGAACACCTATTGATCTGGGTCAGATTACTCAGTCTACTTTTGGTGGAGAGGTTAATTATGGTAATGTAATTAATCTTGATATCACATATCCATTTGGTCTATTCAAAGTTAACGGTAACTCTGATGATCGTTGGATTCAAGTATTTACTAAGGTTGGATCTGGATCACTGTTTGAATTTAATGGTCTCACTGAGTCATTCTCCGCAAGGATTCCAGAGAATACATTCCTTTATAATGTTTCTGGTAACGCAATTGAGAGTAGAAATAACTCTTATGTAGGTTTTGGATCTCTGTTCCATATTGGTGACAGAGTTGAAAAAGCAACGTTCTCTTATAATTCTTCATCAGTATCTGATTATGATGAACTTGATTATGGTCTTATTACTGCATCAGGATTAACTAATGATTATGGATTAATTACCAAAGTATCGTCTGGTGGTGAAATTGATTATGGTGCGATAATTAATCTTGATATTACATATCCATTTGGTCTATTCAAAGTTAGTGGTAACTCTGATGATCGTTGGATTCAAGTATTTACTAAGATTGGATCTGGATCACTGTTTGAATTCACTGGCGCAACAGAAGCATTCTCTGCACAGACTCCAGAGAATACATTCCTTTATAATGTTTCTGGTAACGCAATTGAAAGTAGAAATAACTCTTATGTAGGTTTTGGATCTCTATTTGAAGTAGGCGATAAAGTTGAGAGAGTAACTTATAATTATAATGAGTCTTCAATAGTTGCTTATGAAACTGAAGTTGACTATGGTTCTGTAACAACTTCGGGAATAACTATAGATCTTGGTTATGTAAATCAAATAGCAACTGATGGTGAAATTGATTATGGTTCAGTTACTTTATATGATTATGATTATCCAGTAAATGTACTCTTTAAATTTACTGGGGCGGCAGAGGATCAATATAAACCAGCATTTGCTCATAAAGGTTCTGGTAGATTCACAATTGCTTCTGATCGCACCTTTGTCAGATTTAGACCACATTGGAGATCAGTTGGTGGATTATTTGTTGATGGTACATTATCAGAATCACGTAACAATTCTTATGTCGCTTCAGGTTCACTGTTCCACATTGGCGACAGAGTTGAAAAAGCAACGTTCTCCTATAACTCTTCATCAGTATCTGATTATGACTCATTTGATTATGGTTTTGTTACTACATCAGGAACAATTATTGACCATGGATATGTAACTCAGACAGCAACTGGTGGTGAAGTTGATCTTGGTAATGTAATTGATCTTAATATTACATATCCATTTGGTCTGTTCAAAGTTAGCGGTGACTCTGATGATCGCTGGATCCAAGTATTCACCAAAGTTGGATCTGGATCACTGTTTGAATTTAATGGTCTCACCGAGTCCTTCTCTGCACGGATTCCAGAGAATACATTGCTTTATAATGTTTCTGGTAACGCTAACGAATCACGTAATAAGTCTTATGTTGCTTCAGGTTCACTGTTCCACATTGGTGACAGAATTGAGAAAAGAACATTCTCTTATAATTCTTCATCAGTATCTGAATATGATGCATCTGATTATGGTCTTATTACTGCATCAGGAACAATTATTGACAATGGATATGTAACTCAAACAGCAACTAGTGGTGAAATTGATTATGGTGCGATAATTAATCTTGACATCACATATCCATTTGGTCTATTCAAAGTTAACGGTAACTCTGATGATCGCTGGATTCAAGTATTCACCAAAGTTGGATCTGGTTCACTATTTGCTATTGGTAATGCTGCAGAAGCATTCTCTGCACAGACTCCAGAGAATACATTCCTTTATAATGTTTCTGGTAACGCTAACGAATCACGTAATAAGTCTTATGTTGCTTCAGGTTCACTGTTCCACATTGGTGACAGAGTTGAGAGAAGAACCTTCTCATATAATACATCATCTGAAATTGATGCAGTCAATGAAGTTGATTATGGTAATCTTTCTAATTCAACACAAAATCTTGATAATGGTTTAATAACCAGTAATGCTGATGGTGGTGAAATTGATTATGGTTCTGTAATTAATACTATCGGTAGTGAAAAACCATTTGGATTATTCAGAATTAGTGGTATTGCTGTTACACCATTTGAAAGATCCTATTATGGATCTGGTTCACTATTTGCTATTGGTAATGCTGCAGAAGCATTCTCTGCACAGACTCCAGAGAATACATTCCTTTATACATTCTTTGGTTCTGCTATAACTCCTCGTACCAGAGAATTTATTGGTTCTGGCGATGCAGTAAAAGTCACTGGTAATGTTATAGAAAGACATACTGAATCTTATGTTGGTTATGTAAGTCTTGTATTTGAAGAAAGATTCCCTGCAGCGTCTGAAGCAAATACAGAATCTTATGTTGGTAAAGGAAATATCAGACTTTCAACTGGCAGATTCCCTGAGTTCCGTAACTACAGACCAACACCTCGTTATGTTAGTGCAATCCATGGAAATATTGGTGGTACACTTAATGTTTCTGGTGATGGAATTACAAAACCAATTAGAGTTTATACTAAGGTTGGTTCTGGTGTAGAATTTATTAGTGGTTATATCATTGAGAAACAAACAGATTCTTGGTATGGAACTGGCAAGATCAATGTTTCTGGAAATGGTGATACTGATAGAGCAAGAGCATACTCATCTACAGGAAGATTCTCTGTTCTTAAGGGTGTTGCAGAAGCATTCTCTGCACAGACCCCAGAAAATACATTCCTTTATACATTCTCTGGTTCTGCGGTAGAGAAAAATACAGAGAAATACAGAGGTTCTGGTTCAGCATTCTCATTTGGAACTGCAACGGAAACTATCCTTATTTCTGCTGCAGTATCCACAGCACTGTTCAAAGTTTCTGGCGCCGCAATTCCAGTTATTTCACTCTTACATTATGGCTCTGGTTTCCTGTTCAATTATGGAGAATCCACAAGCAAAGTAGTATTTAACCCTGTTGAAAATACTGCTTTATATCAAATTAGTGGTTCTGGGACACTCAAGAAATCTAATAAGCATGATGGTTCTGGTCAGATTGATATCACTGGAACTCTTATTGAAAAAAATACTGAGAATTACCTAGGAACAGGAAATATTCTAACTGTTGGTTCAAGTGCTGCAGCAGTAGCATTTAACCCAACTGAAAATGTTCAACTGTTTAATGTATATGGTTCTGCTATTGAATCTCACACCGAAAGATATATCAGCACAGGTTCAGCACAAATTTCTGGAAGTGCAATTGAGAAGAACACTGAGAATTATGTTGGTACTGGCAATATCTTCTCATTCTTGCAGTCAGAAAGCAAAGTATCATTTAATCCATCAGAAGAAACTATACTCTTCAGATTTACTGGTTCTGCAACAGAGAAGAATACTGAGAATTACATCGGCACAGGTTCGCTGTTCGCATTTAATGAAACTAGTGAGTCTGTAGTATTTGCTATATCAGCAAATGTTCAACTCTTCAGATTCTCTGGTTCAGCGATTGAGAAGAACACTGAGAATTATGTTGGTACTGGCAATATCTTTACTGTTGGTGAGAAGATTGAATCTAGAACAGTAATTGAAAAAGCATCAGGTAATATTAATCTTACTGGTTACATTCAGGAAAAATATAGTAAGGCACCATATCAAGGTTCAGGTTCTCTGTTTGCATTCCAAGGTGCTGCAGAATCTAAGACTTCTAACCCACCAGAAGAAGCGGCACTCTTTAAATTTACTGGATCTGCGGTTGAGAAAAATACAGAGAATTATAAGGGTTCTGGTAATGCAACAATTTCTGGCAATGTTGCTGCTAAGTTCACGAGATCCTATGTTGGTAAAGGAAATATTTCCTTCGGTACTAATACCGCTGTCATAGCGTTTGTTGCACAAACTCCTGAAAATACTATTCTGTTTAGATTTAATGGGGAATCTAAATTCAAGTATATCTCCAGATACCCTGGTTCGGGTACAGAATTTATTTCTGGAATCGGAATTGAGAAGCAAACAGATTCTTATCGTGGTAAAGGATCTCTGTTTGGAATCGGTAATGCATCTATCAACAGACTTGTTGTTGAGGAAACTGATACTAGAACTTCTCTGTTCAGAATTAGTGGTATTGAACGCAATAGTTATTCAAGAATTTCTGTTACGAATAAATTTAATATTGAAATTAGTGGTGCTTCAAAAGATATTGTTATTCTCTTTAGCCCCGCAAGAATATTCGGAAGTATAATATAACAATTGTTATAAATAAAAGAAGAAAAAACTACAGAGCTAGTCAATGACAACCCAAGTACAATTCCGAAGAGGAACTACCATTCAACATCAAACGTTCACTGGTGCTGAAGGTGAAATTACAGTTGACACCGACAAAAATACTGCCATCGTTCATGATGGTCAGAAAGCGGGTGGGCATGAGTTAGCACAAAAAACACTTGTAGTAGCCCTGTCCGTTGGGATGGGTTGGTAATTTATATTTTAAACACAATTCTGCACGGTAATTAAGAGATGGCAAAGCATTTAGTACAAAAATACACTTTCGTTCCTTCACTGGACACCGTAATCATTGACGGTCATGTAGCACACAAAAGATTACTGCTGATCACTAACGTAACGACAGGTGTTGTCCTTTATAATTTTGCTGATGAACAAGCGGGTGGCACTGTTACTTATAATGATTCTACTGAATCTACAACAGTAGTTCTTGATAAAGATTGTAACTTAATGAGTGCTACAGACACTCTGCAAATTTTTTATGAACAGGATCATGTTGAAATAGAACCGTCTGAAACATATGTTGACCCCGTTTCAAAGTTCCGTGTTTCAACGCCACAAAACCTGATTGATACTGACTTTGAATATGGTCCACAGGCTTCTAAGTGGGAAACTCTTCAATTAATTAACCAAATCCCATCATTCTTTTCAAGTACAGCTGATACTACTATTCCATTTATTGAGAAAGTAGAATCAACTTCAAATAGTGAACTGATTACTATTACTACTACATTTGAGCATAACTTAACTACTGGTACGCCAATTACTGTAACTGGTCTTTCAAGTGTTACAGCAGAAGGAACTTATCTAATTCAATCTGTTCCTACTACTAAAACCTTTACATATAAAGCAAGGGCAAAACAAATATCCACTAGAGAACTTCAGGGTACTTACACCTCTATTATTCCTGGTCAGTTTTTCCAAGGTTCACAAATTGCTGTTGATGAAGCAATTGGTATTGTGTCAGATACTTTTACAAAAGTTGTAACAAGAATCGCAGTAATAGAACTTACACTTACATCAGCTCCTCATTATACTTGGGCAGTTGGAGCAACCATTAGTTCACCATCTGGTGCCTCTGGTACTATAACTAAAATTGATGGTTTAGTAATTAGTGTTATAACTGCTTCTGGTTCTTTTGGCAATGGTAATACTCTATCTGCAACTGGATCTTCTTTCACTAGGACAATTGCTACTGTAGGCTCCACCAGCAATAAATTCTTCATTGATGGAGTGCAACAACCAGCTTTAAATTTAAATAGAAAGGCAATTTATATTTTTGATATTTCCAGTCCTACTATAACTGGTCATACTTTTGAAATTGGTACTGCAACTGATGGGTCACCATATACCACTTTTGTTTATTCACAAGGGACTGCTGGAACTCCTGGTGCTTTTATAAGACTTTATATAACTCAGGGAACGCCAAATTTACTTACATATTATTGCACACTACATACTGGCATGGGCGGTGATCTGCCAGTAGTTACTGCTACGGAATCTAAAATTTATTTGACAACAACAAACGAACATGGTTTTGCAGACAATACTAATTTTTACTTTGTAAATAGTATTGCACCAAAAATTCTTGAAGTTACTGATCCAACTGCAACAGCGCCTGATGGCAGACCTTTTATTGATACTGTAAATTCAATCGTAGTACAAAATGTTCCTGTAGCAACTGAAACTATTCCTTACAACAATGAATCAACATATACCTTAAGGTTTGGTGCTAATGATATTGATTATGCCGCAAATACTATTACTATTCCAAATCACGGTTTACGAAATAGTTATGCAGTGCTCTATTATCCTGCACCTGGAGATACTCCAATTGGTGGTTTAAATAGAATGCTTGTATATTATGCAGAAAGAATTAATGATAATACTATTAGATTACATGATTCTCAGAGAATGAATATTCTCAAGGATCTTCAAACTGGTGGTACATTTAATTATGGTAAACATACTTTAGGTTTGGTATATAACTGCTATAGAGAATACAAGCAATGGGGTGATTTCTATGCTTACTATTATACTTATTATTGGAACTGGCAAGGAACATATTCAGGACATGATTTTGCAAACGTAAATGGCACCTTTGGATTAGGTGGTCAGGCGTGGGATAACGTTGCATACTTCTCATGTGCAAGACCTGGATATGGTGGACATAACCAATACATATATAACTGGACTTGGTATAACGTCTTTGGAACTTCCTGGAGAACATATGGATATCACCTGCAAACATTACCTTTAGGTACTACTGCAATTTATCAGGGTTCTTATGATTTTATCACTGACAATAATAATTTTGGAGTAAATGGTAATAATAATGGTGGCCAAGGCCATGGATATACCGTAGGTGGATATAATGATGTAAACGGAAGAACTTATTGGACATCTACCTTCTCGGCTAATTTCATGAACTCCGCATACTTGAGATTGTATGGTAATGAATATTACTATTGGGCATATCAAGGTGATACCAATGGTTGGTGGGCAGGAAGAAATGGATATAGCAATAGTAATGATAGATATTTCGGTGATGTTAGTTCTGATGGTAGTACCAACATGTACTTCATGTTGATGAAGAGAAACACAAGTACTAATGATTCATTCTTCAAACAAGATCATGGATTTGAAACAAATAATCTCATTACGCTGACAGTAACTTCAGGCAATAATATTAGATATTGGAATGATAATGCAGGCAGTACTGCTACTTTAGGTACAGGCGCACAATTCTATGTAGAAAAAATTGATAGCACTAGATGGAGAATTAAACCTGGAGTAAATAATACTCCATATAGACTAGCTGCTGCTGATGGTAATTACAGTATGGCTGCTACTATTATTAATCCTTTCAAGAATAGTATCTACATTGGCAATAATCAATTCTCAAATAACGAACTTATTCTTTATACTTTTGCCTCT